CTTCCTGTTAAAGTTTTTGTTCTAAGTTCTACTGTCCATAAGTTAATACCTCTATTAGCCCATTCAGCTAACATAATGTTTAACGAACGTCTTGCACTTTTTAAATCGTAACCAGATCTAGAATTAATTCCACATCTTTCGAAAGCTTCTTCTATTACCTGATCAACGTCTAAATCAAAACTATTTGTTCCTGATGTTGCCATGTTTCACCTTTTTCTTTTTCTTTTTTTTAATAAATTTCTTTTTCTGTCCTGCCTTTGATATCTGTTGAGGCATTGAAGATCTAGAAATCATTAATAGTTTTTAAGAAACTCCGCAATACAAGTGTATGAGTTACCTGAGTCTGCGGCCGCTGCTACTACAAAGTTAACATCATTTTGATTACTATTTGAACTTGTATTTGCTGGTATACCACCAAATTCTCTAAAGTCCCAATAACCAGAATCTATTAAAGTTATAATTGGAATATCTCCATCTGAATCTTCATAATCTAAACGAGCAAAAGCATCTGCACCGTCGCCATTTGCGCAAGTCCACCATACTCTTTGTAAAGAAAGTGTTGTAACTGATTGACCTTCATTGTTACCTGTTAAGGCTGAAACGTCACCAAAAACTGTTGTGCCACCTGTTCCGTCAGATTGCACTACTATTTTAATTGTTACTCTCTTATCATTCTGTTGTAGGATTGTTGGTCCTGTTACTGTATCTGCCATGTTCCCTCCTTAATCAAGAACGTGTGGGGCCGAAGCCCCACGTTATTTTAAAATACTGAGTATTCTAATTCTACTGTAAATCTTCCAGCAGTAATATCAGCATTAACTGCAGTTGTAGAAAAAACATATAAGTTTTTACTTGCAATCGCAGCTGTGATATTTGGAACAAATATGTGGTAGTTACCAGCACTATTGTTGAAGTTTACATCAACCTCTGTGATTGACTGTGTAGCACTTAACTGCTCGTTAAATGATGTTACACCAGCACCAACGATTTCAGTTCCTGAAGAAACTGCAGAGTTAGTTGCTGTGCCAGAAGTTGCACTTAATGATAAACCACCAACAAGAGTTTCACCTGCTGCTGTTGTAATACCTATTAAAGCTCTGTGTATAAAAAATTTAGTAGGTGTTACTAAACCATCTGGTGCGTCTGTATTTAATGCACCAAGCTCTACAAGAACATCACCATCTCCATATGCAGTAGAAGCAGCATTTGTACCTGCTAAAGAACCTGCAAATGATTGAATCTTTCTAGTTCCCATAGAAACTAGTTGTCCTGTTGAGTTTACAGAAAACCCTGTTTCTGTAACGGCTCCAGTTCCAGAGGCTTTATTAATTACATTAAAACCACCTTCTGATCTGACTGGACCGCTAAATGTTGAATTTGACATTTTTTTACTCCGTAGTTTTTATGATGCCGTCTCTACGATCGTCTGCTAGGTCAGTCGGCATAATAAGTTAATACCTAGTTATTGTGGGGCCGAAGCCCCACAAATAAAGTTCTTACGCTCCTGGTGAACCGAAGATAGCTCTGAAGTCAGAGAAACCGAAAGAGTATCTCTCTCTTGCTTTGTATCTTACGTTACCAGTTTCAAAGTCACCTTCCATCTTAGTTGTGATAGGTGCTCTTTGAAAGTGCTTCATCCCATTTGGAGAATCAGTTTTAATGAAGAATGCATCAGTGTCAGTTAAGAAGTTATTCACTGTATAACCTTCTGGTATCATTCCCATGCTTCCAATTGCATTAATGTCATTGTCAGCAGTTGCTGTTCTCAAATTAGATTTCATTAATCTTTCAGCAGTAAATTGAAGATTGACTGGAATAATAAGTTTTCTTCCGTTCAGAGCGATTTTTAATCCTCTGTCGTCAGTTAAACCAGCAATGTCAATTAACATTTGCTCTAAAGATGTTTCGTTTAAATCAGCAGCAGTTGATAGTTCGTTTCTAACTGTTCCGCCTGTTGATGGGTGGTCAGTAGCACAAAGCTCCTTACCGTCTCCACCTGTGAAAGAAGAATTAAACGCATTGTTTAATACGTTTGCTGCTTTCACTTGTTTAGCGTTACTCATAGAACGAGCAAGTGCTTTTGTGTAACGAGAACTAATTCTGTCGTAAAGGTTATCCTCTACTGCTTCCTCAGTAATCGCAAAAGCAAGTGCTATTGTTTCGTGTGTATAGCGCGCTGTGAATGACTCTGTTGCGTCATCATAGTTGACCGGAGTTCCCTCAGGCTTTACTTGCGCTGTACCGAAACCGGATAGCATTACTTCTTCTTCAAAAGCTCTGTCAGAAGTTTCTGTATCATAAATAGCTTCGTGCTGATTCTCGTATCTGGCATATTCCAACCCAAACAAAGCATTTAAGCCAGGTTCTAGTTCCTTTACCAGTTGTGATCTTGATATCGGCATAATTAACTCCTATTAGCTTAATGCAGTTGTTAGTAAATAAGAATGCTCAGCAGTGTTTGGAATTACGTAAACGTTAACGTTTGCGCTACCTGTATCACTGTTGTCTGGATCCTTAGAAATACCAATTTGTTTAAATTGTCCAGATGTACCTGCAGAAGAAGTATCTAACTCTTGAGTTGATCTACCAGAAAGTGAGCTTCCGCTTGTCCCTGTTAAATCAAAACCAGCAAAATTCATTGCTGCTGTGCCTGTGCCATTGTGCTGAACTTCGAAGACGATTCTAGGATCGTCGTAAACAAAAGCAACTATATCCGAAGCATTTGTACTTGCTGGATAATTGTTACTAAATGTTGGCTTACTTGTAGTAGGGTCTGTAAAGAAACATCCACCGAAAACACCAAGAATTACATTACCTGCTGCTGCGGCTTCAATACCACCTGCTGTTACTGCTTTTACACACTGTCCTTGAAAGATATCAGTGTTGTAGTTTGCAGCAATAGTGTATTCGTTTCTTCTGACAAGACCACCGCTAAGATGCCTTACGGGTCTAAACCCAAAAGCTGCGTCTTTATTTGCCATCGTTATCTCATCCTTTGTTTATTTATTAATTATTCGATGGACAAAAGAGCTAAAAAATTAGTTCTTTCGGTTACCACCGAAGGTTACGCGAGATTGCCTTTCTGGTTTAGAGATAGGCATGCTGGGATGTTCTTCCTTTAGTAAATCGTTTTGAATTGCATCTTCCTTATTTTTTGTTTGTTCCGCAAAATAAGCCATTCGCTCATCAACAATTTCTACTGGAATTTTAGCCAGCAACAAACCTCCAACTCCAATTACACCAGTGTACTTGCCTTCCTGAATGACAGGATATTCGCTGTTGCTATCAGCTCTGACTAATTCAAAGCCTTCTCTTAATCTTGCAGATAAGTTTTTGGTATCTGCTTGACCTAATACTTCAGCGCGTATCCATCTGTACTTAAACCCATCGGGTGCAGGTGGTGCATCTAGAGATGACGGGGGTGCCCATGGTTTCCTACGAGTCGCTTTCTCGCGGGATTGAGCAGCGCGTGGAGTCTTATTTTCATCTATTTTATTCATATGCCTACTCCTTCACGTATTTCGCATATTCTTCAAGTGGCACACCTAATTTTTTAGCTATTGCTACCTGTGATGGTGTGAGCCTCACTGTTTTGCGTCCAGACCTTGTGGTTCTATTTGCAGAGGCAACCGTCTGGACGGGTTGTTTGCCTTCTTGAACCTCTCCTCCACTATTAAATTTGTGAGGGAATTCTGTTTGAAGCCTTTTATCTATCTCCTGATAGTATTCATCAGAAGTAGGATCAAACCCTTCTTCTTCCACAAGTTTCTTGTGAATACCAAAAGAAGCGTAAGTCATTGCTTCATCCTTACCAAACCACTGATTCTTTTCAGCCCAAGCTTCCGCTTTAGGATCTGGTCTAGTAGGAGTCGTTACATTATTTTGTACAGGCTGTTCTCCTATTTGTCCAGTGGTTTTTAGTGATTCTTCGTACTTTTTTCTTTGCTCTTCAGTCGCTTTTATTCTCTCTTCTTCAATAGCTAACTTTGCAAGTGCCTGATTAGCTGCTACTTGCGCGTCAACATCACCAGCAGAGACGGCTTGTTTTAGAGCAACCTTTGCTGTTTCAAGTTCTGATTTTACACGACCTGCAAACTCGTTGACATATCCGTCATCAAGTTTATCAAATTTACCTTGTAACTCATCTTTTTCTTTTTTGACTTGCTCTGCAAAACTTAAAGCTTCTTTTTCTCTACGCTCTGCTTCACGAATTTTATAAGTAAGTTTGTCAATTCTTTTTTTGACACCATCACTATATTCTTCTCGCTCGTCTTTTTTTGTTTCTTTGACTTCTTCAGTTGTATCTTTTTCCTCTACAACCTCAGTTTCAGTTTCTTCTTTTTTATTTGGTTTTAGTTCCACGTCAATAGATTTACCTGATGTGTCTAATTCAACCATCAGTGCATCTTCTTTTAACGATTCTACTTTTGCTGCTTCGGGCATGGTTATATCTCCATGTTTAGTGTGTTACTGGTGATAGAATACTTTCTGGATCTTCAACAGTTCCTAGTATTTCATCATCATTAAGTATGCGTAGTTCTCCGCCTTCAATGTTAAGACGTGATCCAGCGTATCGGGCAAATACTACCCAGTCTTTCTCTTGGCACCATGGTCCATTTGGAAAACGTTCTTTGTCGTTATACGCATCTGGTCCAACTTTTAAAACTAATCCAACGTTAGTTGAGATTTGAGTTTCTTCTATTGCTTTTTCTGTGAGATAGACTCCGCCTTTAGTTTTGCCCTTACCCTTGTGAGGTAATACTAATAAGCGCCAACCTGTAGGTTCTGGTAATTTTGTAGATTCTTTTTTTTGTTCTTCTTTTTCTTTTTGTTTCTTTTGCACTGCTTTCGCAACATGCACTGGTAAAATTAAATTACTCATTTTGCTCCTGTTTCTTTTTTAGCAGGTCCGTGAGTTCCTGTTCAATATAGTTTAATGTATCAAGTTGACCTAAATGATTTTGATATTCATTCCAATCTTTTACTTGATTACTGATTATTAACTGAGTTATTTGGTTTTGTCTAGTTCTAATTATTTTGTAGATTCTATCTACTATATGTATTACATCCATTCTTTATTTCTTTTTAGTTATTAGACCCATGGCACCTTTGGCTCCCTTTATACCAAAGCTTGCACTGCAGGCGATGTATAAGAGGTGCTTATAATAATCAGGAAGTGAGTGTAATGCCTCAAACCCTGCTTTAATGTGTGGTGTCCATCCAGGAATAAATACGGCCACCGCTGGAACCAACAGGCATATTAAAATTAACTCATCTTTCCAGCTGCCTTTCATTTGATCGACCGCACTGGCCTCCCACGAAATTTTGCCCGCGATCTGCTGTTCTTTAATAGCCTTAGCTGCTTTAATTTCAGTAACAGCTAATTCTTGTTTTGCTTTCTTTGTCTCTACGAAACCCTTGACGCCGTCAGCGACGACGCCAAGTAAAGGTTTAATTAATAGGCTTAGCATTATCCTGCCATTCCTGATATTACGGCAATAGCGATTGCAGCAATCACACCAGCTTTAATCCAGTCTTTCATGCCCCACTCGTTCCATTCTTTAATCCATTGCCATGTGTCTTTTAATAATTTCATGTTAACCTCCTAACACCCAGGGCATTCACCCTTACAATACTCACACATGTTACCTCCTTAGTTTTCAGTTAGAGTAAAATCAGGCTCGAATAAAACATCGTATTCGTAACCCTCATTTATTTTCAAAACTTTATTAAGTTTGTCGATTGCCTCTTGTATATCGTGTTCGCAGTTAGCGCAACTACAATGACAAGATCCACCGTTAGTGTGATGACACTCATGTCCGCAATTTTTACAAATAGCCATTAATGTATAGTTATTCTTTTGACCTCATAGTTATCAATGCCGTTAGCAAAAGCATCCATCATAACTTGAGTTTGTTCTGGACCTAACAAATTTAAATAAATTGTTTTTGCAACCACCAT